CATCCAATTCCGACGAACCTGTGGATACCCACATATCCAAATCGGTTGGAGCTTCGTCATCTCCAAGAGAAAATGCTTGAGCCGCACCACTCTTGTTGATTGCGTCGGCAATAATGCCAGTGAGAGCGTCTTCTGCGGACGCTCCGACAACACCTTCTGTTCTCTTACGTGGAGGCATATATGATCCAATGATGTAATGTGAAAAGGAAAAGCGGGGAAAGGGATAAGTCTTTCCCCGCTCTCACTAGAACTGCTTAGTCTTCGTTGAACAGTGCGTCGAAGTCCTTTTCTACATCAGGATCAACCTTGGACTTGCCCGCCTTCTTCGCGGGTGCTGGCTTTGCATCCTCGTCGCCCCAATCGTCGTCAGCCGTGGCCTTTGGGCCAGATGGCTTCGGTGCAGAGGATGCGTTCGGATTCACGACCTTCTCCAATACTGCCGTGAGGTCGTCGAAGCTGTGCTTCTGGAACTGATCCAGCAATACCGGCTGGTCGTTCAGCAGCTTCTTGCGAAGTGCAGCGTCTTCGGTGAGAACGGACGGCTTACGAGCCACAGTGATGTCCGTTTCAGCAAGCTGATTGCTGTTTGGTGGGGCAGGAGTGAAGGTGACGCGAAGATCGCTACCCGTATCCGGATCAGCAATGTCGCCATACTCTTCATCCGCGAAGATGCCAAGCAGCTTCTTGTAGACCGTAACACCGAATGCCCAAAACTTCACGCCTTCGCTTTCACGGCCACGCACCACAACCGGAACATAGGTTCGGGTCTGCGGGGAGAACTTCTTTGCTTGCTTGTACTCTTCCTTCGAAAGTCCGCCTTCTCCGATAAGTGCATCAGAGAACTCGGCAATCGGGTCACGCTCGCCATAAGAGAGCGGAGACAGGTAGGTCTTTCCGCCTAGCCCGTAGTGAAACTTCAATTCCTGAAATGGGAGGTCTTCTCCCTTCAGCGGCACGATACGAAGCTTCGTCTCGCCCTCTTCCAACTTGAGAATGTGCTCGGAACCACCGCCGCCCTTCTTGTTCAACTGTGCGAGCTTTTCTCTGATTGCCTTGATGTCCATGATAATTCCCCTAATGAAAGGTAAGTGTGGTAAGTAGGTAATGCACGTTCAACGTAACCATTGTCCTGCTAGAGAATGAATGCTATGTGCATCACGCTCTTTTGTCAAGACCCCTTCGACGAAAAGTGAGCGATTACATCGTCCACTACATTGTCTAAGTTGTCATGCACCTTTCCAGTAAAACCGGCGAGTTTTGCTTGAACAATTACGTCAAGTCGTCGCTGATATTCCGGATGGGTTCCAATAAATAGTGCCGGTAATTCGTCGCGATACTTCTGCGGATACGTGATAAATCGACCGAGTTGGAAACCCAATTCATACAATACAATTGGGCACAATGTCTCTTTCGGAAACCAAAAGAGAATGGCATTTGCCCGTGTCAAATTAAGGTATTCCCAAGTGATTTGTGTCTCAGCCGCAGAAGGATCGTGAATTGGAAAGTTCTTGCGACGTGGATTGAGCACCGTGATGTTGTCTAGCGATGTCAGAAGCTTGTCTGAGACATCTTTTTGCCAATCGGGACAATCAGAAATTCCTCCTGCAATGAAGAGAAAATTTTTGACGCCGAATGTTGAATTGGGTGCTTCAATATAGAGGGAAGACATAACCGTTGTGTGTTTAGAGGTCGGAAACCTTGACGATCTTGAATAGCTTGGTGTTGATGCGCTTCATCTTGTTATACGCCGTAACGAGGATAGAGTTTCGATACTCTTCCCACGGCACTTGGAATCGAGGATCAGGGAACCCACCGTTCAATTCCGCAACCAACAAATTCAGTGCATTGATGGTGTACAGCGTGTTCGTTGCCTTTTTTCGATGCAAGCTGATGGTCGCTTCGGGAATATGTCCCTTCACTTCACTGTCAGTGTTGATGTTGTACGTGCAGCACAAAGAATTGGGAGTTTCAGCATTTTCGAGGACATAGATCGTATCGAAAGCGACATCATACGTTTCAACAATCTGCTTGAGCGTGGCGTCTAGCTGTTCAACCGTCGTAATGTGCATAGCAACTGCGTATTACTCATAAATGAATCTCCGTAACAAATTCATCTATAAGTAGTCATCCTAACATCTGGAATCTGAATGTGTTAAACTGTCTTGCGGTTTTTCTTTTATGACAGTTCGCACATAGTACCTGACACTTTGCAATCTCCTCTTTGATAGATTGAATGGAGCAACCTTGGGCGACCATTACAGTAACACATTCTCTCTTCAACGAATCGTCAATATGATCAAACTCTAGAACTATAGGATCAGATTCGGTACAGAGGACGCAGGGGTGAGTTTGAAGATATCTGAGTACAAATTCCTTATTTCTCTCTCTCTGTAAGAGTAAATTTTGTCTCGTCTCTTAGAGTCTCTACTATATACCCGTTTACGCTGTACCTTGAGACATTCTTTACATCTATAATGTCTCCCATCAGGTCTTCCTCTATGAATACCAAATTGATCTAAAGGCTTTTCAATACCACATCCGTTACACATCTTCATGGTTTCCTCTCGAAAAACATAAGTAGTAAACGCAACATCAATAGTGTTCAGTTTTTGACGAGAGAAGTCACATTTTTGAGGGTATGATATGAGCAACCGGTATAAATACGTACCGGATACTTGCCCCCTTGCTCCAAAACTCGAACGATATCTTTGAGTAAGGGTGCCCCGTCTGCATGATCGAAGTCAATCAAGATCGAGTCATACGTGTAGAGTACCACCTTGCTATTCTTGTTCTGAAACAGAGGAATCAGGTTGAAAATCCCTTGCATTCCCACTTCCATCTCTCGAAGTTGGAGCAAGTAGTTGAATAGCTTAGACGGAGAGGGGTCTTCAATGCGGTCCAGAGCGATTATACGGCCCGTTGGTGACTGATAGGTGCCTGACCCTTGTGCCGAGTCCCACATGGCTGTAGTGAACTGCTGGACGCTCTGAAAGAAGGGAATATCCGTGTCGGTTTGGTCGCCATAGAGCAGTGCGAACGTGATTTTCTTTGACTCTTCGTACTCTTCGGGTGTGAGCGTGTCTTTTTCAAAGTACTGCTTGCCAAAAAACTCATGCAACGAGCCTTGTGGCAGCGCATAGTTGATCAATTCGCCCATCAAGCGAAGATGGAAACTCTCAAAGTCGATCAATACCATCGATCCGTTGGCAAATCGACTGGTAAACATCGCCCGTGTACCGTCTGTCTTGTTCAATGACGTAAAGCTAATGCCTCCGAACTTACTTGATACCCGACCGGCAAGCGTGTACGGGTTGTATTCTGTGAAGACTAGATCATCCTTCAACAATCGCTTGACCCGAATGCCGTATTTCTCGACGAAATCGTCTGTCTCAACGTGTATGCCACCCGATTCCATGAAAGAACATGCCGGAAGCACCACATTGTTGTGAAATTGGAACGCTTCCGTGTCGATGATCGGCTGATGGCGAGCTAGAATGTCAGATAGTAGATCGGCGTAGGATCGCAAATACTTCACCAACGTCATAATCGACAGTGCGCGATTGATGTTCAGGAATCGCCCATTCTGGTTGTAAAAGGCCAGTTGTGCCGGGAGGTAAAACTTTGAATCCTCCGTAACAGAACCAGTGGCGAAGTACTCAACTCCCTTCAGATCAACCAACGGAAGGTTCACTGGAAGCACATGCCGTAACGCTTTCACGAAGGGTGAATACACTCGATGCTCTGTGACTAGGTGAGAGAGGACATCAAGCGGTAGATTGAGGGCTTCATTGTGAGAGAACGGCAACACATAGTCATCCAGACCAAAACGCACATACAGCAGAGAAAGGGTATTCGCTGCCGGATGTGCTTTGGTATCTGTGAATACAGGAATGACGATGGATTCGTTTGCACTGAACTGCTTCAGAAACGATTCAACCTCTTCCGTTGTCTCAACAAAGATCATATAACCGTGTAGATGTTACTGTCCAATCCAAAACTGAATCAGGTTACCTAATTGGCGAGTGATTCCCGGCATTTCCTTCTCGGCCTCTTTGAGAGATAACGCATTTGCCGTTTTGACGCCAGTGTACGTGCGAATCGGAGTGTTTCCGTCTCTCGGGCCAAACTCGTCATCAAGTTTGCCCTTGATGCGCCACGGAAGCTCAATCACTTTGTACATCTTATTTGAACGAAATTCGCTGTACGTAGATTGATCGATTTCCGTAATGTATCCTGCTTTGTGATTGGCCTGACGGATAAAGTACCGAGTAAACACACCGTTGTCAATATCTGCTTCAGACGGAACGGGATAGAACTCTTCGAATCGTGCCGTGGACAAGCTTGCCGGAAGCTTTGCCACGTATTGATACAACAGAGTTTCATTGATTTCTTGTTTTGTCTGCGACATGTGTTATTGCTCCGGGTTCTTGTCCGGTCCATCTCCATTCAGCCAAATCAACTTGAAATACCCGCGAATCTTGGTCGTCCAACCACGCTCAACAATTGTGTCGGAAATTTCGGTAACCTGAAAGACTCCATATCGCTCAAAGATGAACGGGAGTCGATCTACAAGAAATCCGTCCGACACAGAAATGCCAGAGATGCCTTGTAGCTGTACTTCGACTGCCGTGGTTGTTGGAAACGGTGCCACGAAGCTGTTCGGAACAGGGTGGCGAACATATCCATCCTTGGTAATCAAGTTCACCATCGCTGACGGTGAGGCTGCGATGACGTTGGTGACTCCCTTACCAAAACGTTCATTGATGTTGTCCGTCTTGGCCTTAGTCTGTGCTGCCTCGTCGATTTCTTCCTTGGATGGTGGGTCTTGCGTGTTGATAGGAGCCGGATTTCCTGTTGGATTTGGTGTAGCAGCCGTTGCTTGAGCTACCGCCGTTGTGTCTGGCTTTGGTGTCAAGGTTCCGTTGGTCGTACCGCCCGTAAATGGAGGCTTTCCTGCGTCCGCTTTGAACTGGTTGTAATACCCAATTACCTTGTTGACGTGTGGCTGATTTCCATACTGACCGACCGGCACTTCTCTCCACTGATCGCACTGACCCTTTACGGTCTGGCTCCACTGCAAACACACTCGCACCGGACGAGTTGCTACGCCACCGAATCCAAGATTTGGACGGTTTCCTCCGTTGTACATAGAGATAGCGTCTTCGATATTACCGTTTTTGGTTCGCAAGCAGTCAGCCAAAAACTTCGTTCCGTATTCAACGCTATTCTCAGGAGATGCCAACTCAGATGCCGTGCCTTTGAATCCCAATCCACGGGCCGTGCCAAGCGTAATCTGCATGAGTCCTTGACTTGCATCACCAAGTAGCAACTCTGTTCGAGATGCGGCGGCTCTAAACCCCGATTCCTGTGCAATAACCGCTCGCACAAGATCAGGATCAACGTTGTATTTGCGAGCCGTTGACTCGATGAGAATTTTGTACTGATCTGCACGAACAACGACAGCAGGACGAGTTGTAGTAGTCACTGCTTTTACGCTTTCTCTTGTGGCACCCGTCGATGCAAATGATGTTAGTGCCGTAGAAGACGGATTGTTGACCGGAAGTACGACGGGTTGCGATGTACTTTGCTTCTGTCCCGGATTTGGCGATGAGCGAGTAGCGACCGCTGGTGCTCCAAGGTTTGCCGCATCGGCACCGGCCACACGATTCGCGGTTCGGTCGTTCTTAGATTCTGTCTTCGTTAGACCCTTAGCAGGAACCTGTAGGTCGGTTCGCTGCAATGGAGCAAACTGCTTGTTTTCGCGAGCCTTGACAATATCCAAGTCGATGACATCTACTAGGCTAGTCCAATTCAATGCCAAGGCAAAGGTAGACGTTGTACCAATAGCGGGATATCGCTTTAGAAGGTCTTGCTGACGAGCTTCAGACTCACCCTTGAACTTCGCATACAACATCATCTGCGTCACAAGCTCGGGAGGGAATGAACTATCCAACTCAATATTCAGCATCTCTCCCTTTCCGCCCACATTGAACTTGTAGAAAGTAGGCAACGACTTATTACGACCATCGCTGTACTTGTTGTCGATGATCTTGTACTTACCTTCTTCTGAGTCAAAGAACAACTGCAACTGCCAATATCCTGCGGTTGCACTGTTCATGCGAATCAGAATGCTCATGATTGCCTGTTGAAACGTTGTCGTCTGCAAGAAGCACTGGCGAATGACTCCACTGGTCAGCCAAATACCCTTTCGCAGCTTTCCACGGAATCCATCACCACCCGGAAAGCTGTCGAAATATCCTGCGGTCGTCAGTTCAGGCGGAACCTCCTTCATGTAGCTCTTGATAATCAACATGACATCCGGATCAACCGACCGCAACTCTTTGTGATCGCCAATCCACGTTTGATCGTCAGGATTTGAAGGCTCGTCTTGCTGATTGATGTAGAACTTGATGAAGTTTTCGACATCGGCTTTGATGCCCACGTCTGAAATCAACTCCATCATACGCGGAATGACAACGTTGCATAGGAAATTCCAACTGACGAAGCGATAGTCGTTGGCGTTATTCGAATATCCGTAGAACGCATCGCCCTTGAAGTCTTTTGCCTTTGAGTGATAGTTCGACACGTTCGAGTAGACACCCGCCTTCAGTTCGGCTTCAATGAGCATGTCGAACGTTCCACCATATCGGAAGAAGTCATGGAACGTGCTTGGCTTCAACACATCATTTGTATTGGTTGACGGATTCTTGCGAATGATGGTCATGTGATTGTTTAGACCCCATGCCTCTTCACCCACACTCACCAATGTCGTCGTGCAGTTGTAAATACCGGTCTTCGCATCCAACTGCACTTCATAATTTCCAATGACGCCAACAAGAAAGTCGTAGTTGCCCTGATTCGGTTCGACATAGTTGTCAATAACATACTTTCGACCTTCTAGAACACACTTGACAATCTCTTGACGAGCCTGATCGATGTTCTGAAAGTCGATGATCTTGCTAATCGTCTTGTCATGGAAGTTTTGTCCGAACTCGACAACACAATAGCCCCCGGCAACCATGAAGTGGTTTCGGAGGAATTCTAATTGTGTTCGATTGTAGCACGACCAACGAATGGTGGCAATCAGTGGTGCGCCAATACCCGAACGCTTCACCGTAACTCCTGTGATACCGGGAATTGGATGAGCACCGCCCGCATACACAATGCGCTGATTACCAATTTGTCGTTCAATATCTTCTTGTACCTTGGTAAGCAACGACGGATCGGTAGAATTCAACTGCGCTTTGAGCGTACTTGGGATTTCTCCTGCGGCCAACTCATCGCTGAAGATAAGTCGCTTGTTCGCTCGCGTCAGGTCGTTTGAATTCAAATCGGATGCATAGCCCACTACGTCTTTGCCACCACCATACGTGATGTCGAAAATGTTGATGTCTTCGGCTCCGAACCCATGCAACCCCATCGTGAAGAACACATAGTTGTTGTTAGGATCGTGCTTGGCCGAAGTCAATCGAACAAACGGTGTATTGATCGGATTTGGATAAGCCGACTTTCTACGTCGCAATTCATCCATAACGAATGGACGAAATGCGTTTAGTTGTGGAAATGGACGACGAGGAATCTTTGCAGTTGGTTCAGCCATTAGAAGACCTTTGGAATTAGCAGCTTGGAACCGGGACGAACAGAGATGCTACCATTTACTTGCTTATTGGCAGCAGCAATCTTCCACCACGATTCAGGTGATCCATATACGTTGTTTGCGATTACATCCATGCGATCCATTTCGCTTGCATAGATCGTGATGTCGTTTGCAATATCAGAAACAACAGAGGCAGGGCGGCAAGATCGATAGACTTGCTTCCCATCGACCCTGCGCTTCACTTCCAACCTTACATATCGTTCTTCAGGAAATGCCATAGTAGTTTACCTTGAATTAACCAACGTTTCCAAACCCGCCACCAAACCCAAGTGCAGTACGAACTCGACTTCCTATTGCTTGTGCCGTTGTGTTCACTGCAAATGTACCATTAACTGTCTTTGCATTCTCAGTCAATGCGGCACTACGAGCAGGACGGCTCTCAGTAGTACCCAAATTCGTCTTCTGTTGATCTGGCAACTGTCCGACAAACGGTGCATTACGTGCCGTCGAACGAGAAATGCCTACTGGATAGAACATACCACCCGAATCCATCTGGTTCTTTTCGAGGATTGCAAATGTGACGTTCATAACGATGCCGTGTGGAGCTTGGCTATCTTCCATGATTTCCCATGACATACCATCTTCAATCGTGTGAGATAACGACTTGAGGTACCCCGGCTGATCCCTCCACAAATCACCAATCGTCAGTTTGACGAATGGAGGAATCATGAATCCAAACTGATCATATCGAGATGGGTAGCACAATCCAGTAATGTAGTTGATCTTACGCCAGATGACCGCTAATTCTTCGCTTGAAAATGCTTGAACTCGAAGCTGGAATGAAATTTCTCTGGATACTCCTACATAGACCACATTACGATCAATACGTCCGATATATCGAGTGTCCGACACTTCTGGCATAACCGTTTCGTTGATATTCGAGATGAATGCACGGAACGGGATCGTATTACGGTTGACGAAATCGTAGAAGAAGACATTGATCAAATCGTCTCCCATCTTTGCCTTGATCTGCTTGATCGTGTCATCCGATACCGAGTTACCACGGTTATCTTTGAACACAGACTGCAAATTCGCATAATCGACCAAGTAGGACGGCTTTGGATTACGCACATTCGAATTGACGAAGACATCCGGGCCGGGATTCAAGGCATTGGTACCGCCCCATCCACGATCCACATTATTGTCTTCCCAATATCTAAACGCATTCTCTTTCTGTTCGTCGAGAAGGTCTTTGATGAGCTTGACGCGATCCGTATCCAAATATTGGCGACGGAGCGACAACTCAGGGAAGAGCATTCGTTCTTCCGCAGGATTTGGCGACTCGTTGCCGTTGTCAGACGGAGGAGGAACTTGTGGAAGTTGAAAGTTTCGAGGTATAATGCTCGATGCATCAGGAATTGCCTTGCGAATCACATTATCGATGCGCTTTGCGGCACGATTGGCTTCAGCTTGAATATCCTTCTTTGCCTTGTCAATCGTCTTCGTGATGTTGTTCTTGATGGTACTGAAGAAGTTCGTTGATGGCTTCTTCGTATCTGGCGATGCCGCAGTGCTTGATGCTAACTGCTGCACCGTAGTACGATTTGTCGTATCACTGCCTCCACGGGTTGGTACGCCTCCCGGAATCGATGGAGCCTGACCGCGAATCGCACGGACCTTTCGATCCAGATACGCCAATGACACTTCAGGACGACGTTCGGCATCGAAGACGATAGAATCTGGAAGATAGCGATCTGCACCGTCCTTTTTGTCGGTGATGAAGTATCGCTTTCCGGCCATATCCGTGTTGTTTGGATCGTTTCGTCCTTGTGGAGCAGAAAGCTGAGGCAATCCGCGTGGACGAATACCGACAATGAAGTCTTTCGCAGCCTTTCCGATGTTTTTGATAGCTCCGACAACGTTACCACTACGCAAATCGGCTTTAGCAGACTTGAGGGCACTTGCCGGGGACTGTTGCTTACGGAATCCTTGCCAAATAGCAATAGAGTAGAACGTGCCGTTGATATCCATTTCTGGACGTTCGTCTTCACCGGTCGAACCGCCCTTGGCGACACTGAACGTGTTGGTAATAGCCGAAACGAGATTTGATGGGGCGATAACATTCAATAGCCCCATCTTTCCACTGTTTCCAATGACTCTTGCCTTTGCAGCGTTTGCGGTATTCTTCTGCAAACGTCCTGCACGACCGATTTCTACCGTAGATGCAGGAGAGCGAGTATCACCATCGACGGTGAAGTCTGATGGGTTAGCAAGATTGCGGCCAACGTGCAAGAATGGTACGGCATTAGCCACCACAAAGAGTGGATTGACAATACGAGTCTCAGAAAACGCATTACCCGTCTGAAGAAATGATTCCTTCCCAAGAAACTTCAATCCATCGCTTGACTTCATGAAGTTTGTCATACGCTTTACATCACGTATGGTGGAATGAATCGGAAGAGAGCGTGAATCACTCGTTGGATCGCTACGTCCACGATCTGTTGGCTTGATTTCAAGATATGGTTCATTGCTCGGAGCACGAACGCCACTATCGCGATTCGTACCCCGATACAATTCAGTCATCTTCTTGTTAAAGCGGTTTTCAAGACCATCAAATGCCATTATGTGTCTCGGCTATATGCGTTTACCAACGTATTACCAACCTTCTTACCATCCAAGTAGATATCCTTACCTTCCTTGGTTGCGGCAATAAGCTGTGTCAATAGACTTTCCAGATTGGAGTTGTCTACTTTGACGACAGACTGCCCACCGCCCACACCACCGTTTGGCGTACCGAACACTGTTCCGGTGTACTCACCTACCGACGAATTGAGTGCAGACATTTCTGGACTCATCATCTGCGGCTGCTCTTGTGCCACTACAGCAGGTGCCTTCTTCTTCTTACCAAAGCCAAACAGCTTCTTGATACCGCCAACTGCCTTACCAGCCACACCACTCACAACCTTTGCAGCGGTAGAAACACCCGGAAGCTTGGTTGCGATGTTCTTAACACCACCGATCAGCTTTCCGCCGTACTTGCTTGCCAATGCTCCCACTCCTGCACCAACAAGAGTGCCCAAGCCGGGAACGACCGATCCAAGAGCGGCACCGACCTTTGTTCCCACAGCTTTACCAGCCAGCGACTTTCCAACGTTTCCGATGATTCCCTTTGCGCCACCGCCCTTGAGCAAGCTCGACGCAATACCACCAACACCGGGAATCTTCGATACGAGATTCGATGCTACACCCTTCAATCCACCAGAAGCAAGTCCTTGGATACCGCCCTTTCCGGTCAATGCCGACGCGATACCACCAGCTTTACCACCAAGCAGATTGGAGACAATGCCGCCCACACCTTCGGATTTCTTTCCTCCACCGAATAGTCCGGAAATAGCACCACCGATGCCGCCACCCTTACCACTAAGCAGGTTGGTAACGCTGCTCATGATACCGCCGCTTCCACCCGACTTACCACCAAACAATCCAGAGATTGCACCAGTAATACCGCCACCACTCGACTTGCCACCAAACATGTTGGTAATGCCACTAGTGATGCTACCCATGATACCGCCAGACTTTCCACCAAGTAGTCCAGAAATTGCACCAGTAATACCACCACCCTTTGCACTGAACATATTAGTGATGCTGCCCATAATACCATCGGTCTGCTTGCCGATAAACCGGCTAATCATACCACCGATACCGCCGCTTGCCCCTCCGGTCAATCCTTCTGTGAACTGCGAGAAGTTGCCAAGCTTGGTAGAGCTAAACGTCTTAGCGAGCTAGCTAACGCCTTCGCCAAAATTCATCAAGCCGTCAAGCTTTAGATTACCGACCTTATCACCAACGCGGCCAAGTGCCTGTGTCGAACGCATCAGGTTGGTCAATCCATTCAACTGTTGACGCGAAAGGACTGCTTCTCCACGCTGAAGGATCGACGGCACTTCATCAGGCATGAGTCCCTTGTGGAACTTTGGTGCGCCATCAAAGACAGACGGATCAACATGGCGTACCTGACGGAATCCTTGTCCGACCAATCCGCCACTATGACGTACTTCAGTTGGCTCGGTGCTTCGGAGCTTGTTGACTGCGGCCTTTCCGGCATAATCACCCAAGAGTCCACCGCCCAACCCACCGATGATACCACCGGCAATTCCGCCGAGAACCGTTCCGATCAATGGAACGACCGATCCGAGTGCTGCACCACCGGCTGCACCCGCCATAGCCCCGCCAATGGCTCCACCACCCGCTCCAACGCCTCGAATACCGGCATCCATAGCAGACTGGCCCGATGTGCGTCCAGCGGCCTTAGATTCGCCATACTGGCTCACTGCGGACATACCGCCGCTAATCACACCACCAACCACCGGGGCTGCGGCACCGATACGGGTAGCTGCCGCCACACCCGTCTTAGCAGCCCCACCCATCGCATTACCGATGAACGAGGTACCGAGACGAGCCGTAGCAAGAACCAACGCTGCCGAGAAGAGATTAAGCTGGCTAACAGAATTGTCGATGCTTCCGGCAAACTTTTCAACCCAACCACGTCCTTCTTGATCACCACCTTGGACAAACGCCTTATCTCCCGGAGCCGTACCCCGATCAAGATTACGCAGTTCTTCCATGCCCAAACCGGTTGTCTGAGAAATCATGTTACGAAGCGAGCGTGGGAGAGACATGATGTTTCGTCCACCCAATGCACTCTTCAACGCAGCAGCTACGTCACCTTCTGTACCAAACTGTGAAGCGTATTGCACTTCACTGAAATCGGCTCCCGGCATGACGGTCTGAATCTTTGCTTGCATCATCAGTGACGATTCAAAATCGTTCACCATACGGTCTGCAAATCCAGATACAGCTTGCATAGACAAGCCCATCTTGCGGACTTCAATTGCCGACTTCACAAATGCCGCTGTTCCACGCTCTGCATAAGTTGCAAAGATGGCACTGTTGCGAGCCATTTCCTGCATGATTTCACCCGGACCAACGCCATTTGCCTTGGCCGTGTTTTGAATCATGTTATAGTCTTTCATCATTGCCTGAGCATTGAATCGATTGTTACGATACAATGCCGCAGAAAGCTTCGAGGCTTCCTGTGTAGACAAACGATAGTAGGCGACCATATCGGAAGCAGCACTTTGTACTTGTTCCGGAGCAGCACGGTTACCAAATTCGCGTGAGAACAGGTTACGCAATTCAACCTGTGTCTTTACACTGGTGAGCGTACCTTGGCGAATGTTATTGAGGAAGTCGGTGATACCCGCTCCAATATTACTGAAGCTTTGGGTGACACTGTATCCCATGTTACGCGAAATCTGATATGCTTCGCCTAACTGTGCGGTGACCATACCGATTCCCTTTCCGAGTGCCGCGAACATTGCCAATCCGCCACCTGTTAGTGTGCGGAATGTGCCAATTAGCCCCATCCACTTCTTACCAAACGCATTGGCAAGTAACGTGCTGGCCGCTTGACCCTTCGTGAAGGTATTTTGGTTTGCGTTGAGCGCACTATGAGCATTGGACACGCCCATATAGGATTGCTTCATCTTGTTCAGCAAACCGCTACTGTTGGCAAGCTTGGCATTCCAACGAGCCGTCGTTCTATCAACGGTATCTTGCTTTCTCAGGAAGTCTTGGAGCGTGGTAGCCTTATCACGCTCTTCCTTTGCCATATCGATTTCAATCTCTGCCTGATCGCGAAGCAATTCATTTAGATGCTCGGTCATATCGACAATTTTCTTCATCGACTTGACTTTTTCATCAAGCTGCTTCTTCGCGTCCTTCACTTTGTCTGACAGCGAATCCCAATTATCAAGAACGTCCTTGATTCCGGCATTATCAAGAGCATCTTGCATATGTTTTGGCAAATCCTTAAAGGCGTCCGACATTCCGCTGCTTGCGGCTTCGAACGCCTTCGAGTACATGCTTTTGATTTCTTCCGGTACGTTGTTTAATGGATTCGGATCAAACACTCATGATTCTCAGGAATTATGGCCTCACATTTGGTAATGTGTAGGGCATTTTTGGTTTACGAACGTTTTCGTGTGCCTTGCGTTCTGCATCAAGCTGATCGGACAATTGCTTCATGTAGAAGTTGCGAAGGTACACTGGAAGGTTATAGACCGTAGTCCAATCCCATCCTCCCTTCCCGTGCGTAACCATGTTGAAGATTGTTTTGTGTAGGTCTAACTTATACTCGGGCGTTAGGCCAAAAGAATGTCACATCAATAGGTACCTCCACGCGGTCAGTATGACCACACTTCGGGCACTCGAAATCGAACGTCAGGTCGATGTCGGGATTGATTTGACGCGCATATTCACGAAGGGCTGCGGCGTCACGGGCTGGCATGTTTTCGATAAACTTTGTCAGTTCTGCACGATCACGCTCACCGTCAATCGCCAAAATCGAATATCGCATACGAGTTGTGACTTCGCGACTGACATCACCCTTCAAGTTCTTGCGTAGCGACTCCAATTCCTTCTGTGCATCGCGTTCGTCCTTGTATGTCAAGAGCTTGAACAGGACCGTGCGCTTGCTCATTGGCAACTCAAACGAGAACTCGTTCTTTCCCTTCATCGACTCCTTGAACTCAACATCCTTTTCTCGTAGCTGCTCAAGGTTGACTTCGACTTCAGAAGTGCGCTCGCAATTCGGGCATTCCACGGTTGGCTCATACTTCTTACCATATCCGAGGATACGTGCGGCAATCATCACCGCATTACGATCCCCGATGAACAGGTCCGTGTAGTTGACGCCTTCTGTTGCGATCAGCGACTTCAAAAGTTCATCGATCACAACACCCTTACGAATCAAATTGGGCGAAGTAAGGATGTCTTCGTGCTTTGCCGTCATGTAGTAGAGTTCAATCTGACCACTGGACAGCGGATGTGACGAGGGATAAAACCATCCCTTGCTTGGTAGCTCAATAATTTCAGTCGGAAACGAATTGTCTGGCATGTAAACTCCTAAGTGGTTGCATGTAACACCTATAACTAGACCTGTATGCCGGTTTTTTCGAGGATTTGAGCAATGAACGTCTCAACTTCCGCTTGGGGCATTTCGTCTAGGTCGTGGTAGGGGGAAGGAACCGTGAAAGCGTGTGTGGTCATCTTTCCTGCCTCTTGACCGGCCTTGTCATCGTCCATGATGGCAATAGTGGGCCGGTTGAAGGCAGCAAAAAACCCCTTCAACGCATTCGAAGCATTCGAAAGAATTGCGATGGCGGGGTATCCGGCGAGATGAATCCGGTTCGCGTCAAAAATACCCTCTGTGACGAACAAGACCGGACTATTCAATTGAATTGTATCGACGCCCCACACCGAAATCCGACGATTCTTCTCACCTTCCTTGACGGCATAGGTGTAGTATCGTCCGGTTTCGCTGTTGTTCTTTTCTTTGGTTCCGTTCGGGTTGTAGCGTTGGTATCCTACAAGCTGACCCGAGAGATTGTACAGCAAAAACGTCGCCGTATGACCGACCGGATCAATTAGTACTCCCGGTCGGTCAGTGGCCATGTGTCGCTGTGTGAGATTGTCGTAAATCGTAACCATGCGAATAAGTAGTTATTCGGTTTCTACGTCATCCGCCTCATCCACATTGCCGAGTTGGGCGGTCTTATAGGCACTACTGAGACGTTTCACAAACTCTTTGAACACGCTCTTGTTGCGGATGCCACTGACGAGCTTTCCATCGACCACTTCGTCAATAATCCGCTGCTTCTCGACCAGAATCTCTCGCATGTATTCGTCAATCGTCGATTCACAAATCATGTAGAAAATCTGGACTTGATTCTTCTGTCCGATACGGTGAGCACGGTCTTCTGCTTGTTCGTGATTCGCCGGAACCCAATCCTGATCCAAGAAGATCACCGTATCGATCTGGTGTTGCAACCCATCAATACCCATACCACCGGACTTGATGCCAAAGAGTCCGACCTTGGCCTCTCCACTCTTCAACGCATCGATGCTGACCTGACGCTTCTTGGTGTTCATCGCCCCATACAGCATAGCCGACTTCTCACCGTAATGCGCGTTGAGCTTATGCAGCGGATCGATGTAGCAAGAAAAGACAAGGACGCTACGATCCGCTTCCAGCAACTCATCAATCATTTCAATGACGCGAGGCAGTTTCTTCTCGATCAAGAATGACTGAATCTCTGGCATATCGGACACCGAGGGCTTTCCAGAAGCTCCCCACTTTCGGAATAGCTTCTTCAACAGAGTATCATACTGCTTCTGGTCAACCGGACTCATCTCCACGACCAAATCATTGCGCTGCTTGGACGGGAGTTCGGTCAAAACCTCAGACTTCAAGCGACGAATGACCAAATCCTTTGTGATGTTGTGCAACTCACCAAGGTTACGAGCCGTTTCGCCCTTGTACCCTCCGAAATTCTGCGTGAAGTGATAGAAGTTGTTGAATCGCTTGCTATCCAAGAAATTCAGGAGCGTATACGCCTCAATCGGACGGTTGAGAACGGGCGTACCGGTCAAAAAGATGACTTCCGGAGTCTTGATACCCGGATAGACTTTTCGTTCCTTGTAATAGCCCAATACGGCCTTTGCTCGCTTGCTATTTCGGTTCTTCAGGTAGGTTGCTTCGTCACATACCAACACGTCAAACTTCAAATCGTTGAGCGTTTGAGCATGTTTGTCAACGATATCGTAGTTGATGACATGGAATTGCGCGTTGATACGACCCTTCTTACCATCGGATTCCCAAATACACGCTTCCTTCCCGGCAAAACGCTTGATTTCACGCTGCCAATTGACCTTGACCGACTTAGGGCAGACGATCAGAGTACGACGAGCCTTGTACACGCCATAGCCAATCGCCGTTGCCGTCTTTCCCAAGCCCATTGCGTCGGCCACCATCGCTCGTCCACCGGCCCGCTCGATGAATTCAACCGCAACCTTCTGGTACGGGTACAAATCAAGCAGGGTGGGAATCTTGATGTCAGTATCCTTCTTGACGCGAATCTCATCCAACGCCTTTCGACGCGAGATTTCTTCACGATACATCGTTTTGACACCTTCATCTGCGATGACATTCTTCGTTCCTCCGAAAAGCTCAACCACCTTCGGGAGCTTTACCGCAGGAAACTTCCATCGCTTGTTCTCCTTGTCCCACGCTCGCCCATCCACTTCGGCCTTGAACCGATCTTTCAGTGGATGATTGTATCCAAACGAAATACCGACCGTCGTTTCGTTGATGGTCGATAGTACAGGCTTTTCTTTGGACTCAGCAAGCTCAACGTGCGAGCCTCCAAGCCCAAGATGTTCAATGCTCTCCCCCTTCAAAGTCAGGGAAGATGCCATGCGCCAAATTTCCGGCATTCCATCCGTTCGAGCCATCCACGCCAAATAGCTTGGATCGTTGGTGGCAATATACCCAAGCGTCTGACCCTTGTACTTTCCAAAGGTCAGAGTCGCTGAGAATGTAGAATCATGAATGTTCGCCATAGTCTTTACAACTTAACCATTCAGAATTCGTTTGTCAAGTCCACGGATTCTCGGAGGACAAGATGACTTGCATTTTCGGACTTGCGGGAGCCAACACCCACTTCGGTTCTGCGGATAGGCTACTGCTATAACGAAACGCACGTCCAACAGATTGTGTGACCGCGTTTGGGGATTGTGAATAGCTCACCGCAGGAATCAACGATTGCGTCACTGGACTGAATGGATCGTTTAAGCCCGCCTTAGCCTTTCGAACAAAATAGGTGCGACCTCCACCAAAGGCAATGGCTCCCGAAACAGGAAACTGCGCGGACCCCGTGACAAATTCTGTCATGTATCCTAACCAAGTCGTTCCAGCCCGATTCCATGTTTCCGCGACAAATGCCACCAGATATTCTCCCGGCTCAAATGTAAAGAGAGATTCTGATGTGGATGGCGTTGTTGGGACAATCGGCAATCCCCATGTCGTAGACGAAATTCTCGTATTGATAATCTCATCATCGTGCCCTTTCTTTACAAGATTTGCACCGAGCGATGCCGTAACAGCAGCGTATTCTTGTGCCGTTACGCGAACAAAACTTCCGGATGGAGCCGTACTCCAATTTCCAATAGTCGTTGCGGTAATATACTGGCGAAATGGATCGGCAACCGGTGGCAATGGTGGAGGACCATCAGTTACCGGACGATGCCAATTCTTCATACGTGCCATCGGAGAATGAACTCCGGAGAAGCTTCCAAGCATATTACGCGAACGTGTTAGAAGAGCCAAGAACGACCCACGATGAACCGCTGCGAATTGCGGTCAATCCAAACATGTCAACCCGATTTGCCGACCCCGTAATTGGGTTTCCCGCTGGCCAACGCACTGTCACTGGTACAGAGTTGATATGATACGATGATGCGCTATATGGGGTAGCTCCTTGAGAAATCAAGAAGCTAAACGTTGATACAAGTCCCGGCGTAGTTGGAACATTCACAATATTCCACACACCATTACCCGTCATGCCTCCAAGATGGAAAATCGATCCACTTGCATAGTCAAACGAACTTGTCCCGGTACCAATAGCAGGACGGAACTCGACATGTTCTTGAATATTTTTGGCAACCGTTCCCGTATCCAAAAAAAACGAGCCGGTCTTAATCTGTACAGAACTCGAAACAAGGCCGGTAGGCTTGTTAACAACGTCGTCCCACGTATTGCGATTGTCCTCTTGCAATCGCATAGTGATACGTCCATTCGTTGCGTTGGCACGGGTCAAGTATCCGAGCTTAATTCGTTCAACGAGTGGAGATGCCGGAATTCCCGCTTGAAATGATCCCGATGTGGTTGCACTAAGATAAAGAATGTCTCCTGCGGTAAATCCTGCGGTATTCAACCCAAGAATTGGACCGATAAATACAACATCACCAATGCCTCCCGGAGCAATATCATTGTACACAATTCCTAAGACATTTGTACGTTCACCGGCAATCAATGGTTTTGCAATGGCCGGTTTAATGAACAGACGACCAGATGCACCCGTAGTTCCTGCGTATTCAACCACTGTCCCCTTCGGAATGGTTACGCCAGTATTGTTTTCTCCCAATCGAAAAACGGTCTTGCCAAGAAAGATCGAACTCGACGTATCATTGAAAAACGCCAATGCTTCTTCAGTTCCGTCATGATACAATAGACCATCTTGTTGTACGGGAGTAGCGGTCGCTCGTATGAACGCCATTTGTCCATCAAAATAGCTTGCGGTATGAGCAAATGACGATGTGACGGCTACTAATGCGTGACTTCCCGAACGAGCAGTATCAGCAAATGACGAAGTATTGGCAAATGTCGCGGCACTGGAAGAAATTGCCGTCAATGCAAGCGATGCTGTTGCCGCAAGAATTGCAGTGAGTGCCGATTGGGCAGTCTCTACATACGATGCGGTAGGAATTGTAGCGGGCTTATTCTGAATGTTCGTGTAATCAATCTGTGCAGAGGATGTAACAATCCCTTCTGGCTTATTCGCCACACTACCCCATTCAGTAATACCCGCAGAACTTGGTGACCAACTTGCGGATAGGGCATATGATGCGCTGACGGCTCGATCTGCTTGCGCTGAATACGATGGAACGTTGACGCGGGGAATAGACGACGTAGGAGCAACACTGAGACGTGCGCTCGTTCCAAGCGATGACCCGGAAACAATAATGATCATGGTTCGGTGACTCCGGGACGCTGAATCACCTTGCCTTGCATGATACGCAGCGTTTCCACAGGATTTTGGTTGGTGTTATTACCAATCACGTCGTACACATAGCGTGATCCCGTTAGCATCCATGTCTGGTCTGCTGCCAAATACAGGCGCAAAGAACCAGAGGCCGGTTCAATAATGCTGGCCGTGAAAAACATGATCGGCTGAATATCGGAGTACTTTTCCTTGATAGAACCCGTAAATGACCAGTTCGTCAAGTTGATAGGAGATTCATCATCATTGTTCAAAAACAAGACCATGTTGAAGGTCTGATTTTGGAGAATTTGAATGTCCAGTACATTGCTCAATTCAGTAGCCATAAGAATCTCGGACCAGAGTGTATACCATAAATAGCAAGAAGCGGCATCCCGGAGAGTACCCAAGATGCCGCTTTTGCCAGTTTTTCGATCTTAGAAGTTCAAGATGCAGTAGTCAGGCTGGATCGTCAACTGAATTTCAGTCAAGTCGTCCGTGCCCCAATCTAGATCACCAAAGTTGGTTTCGGTGATGATGCATCCCTTGCAAATCCACTCTTCTACCTTGTCACCGACAGGACCGAGCAGGTTGAAGGTGATGTCCTTCTTGTAGAAGTCCGCATATCCATCACGGCCCGTTACGGCTTCGTGGTGAAGACGCAGCCATTCCATGACTGCCTGAGCACCAGACGGTGCAATTGGGTCATAGAGCGTACACTGAATTGTTCCCCAACGGGTCTTACCCTTCACATAGCGAGAAAGGTTGATGTGTGGAAGTTCCTTAGCTTCCTGCGTGATCGTTGGGCGGTTAATGCGTCGAACCATGTACGATGGGATACCATCAATATACATGATGAAGCGGTTCTTCATCTTCGGCTCGAACTGATTGAAGAACATCTCGTTCTCAGCCACCAAATTTGCCATCGTCTATCTCCAAAGAAATACGGATTCTGCTGTATACATATCCGAGCATCAAAAAAGTGTAGTGAGGCGGCGATTAAACCGCCCCACTTTCACGATCCGATTACTCAGGGAATGTTGCACCCGTTGGTAGAATGTTGAATTCGAGCGAGATGAACTCGGCAGTACGGGTCGGCTGCAAGTACAACTGACCAACGAGGATGTTGCGGTCGATGAGGTCAGGCGTGTTGTTAGACTCGTCCATGATGACTCGGAACGCATACAGACCGTTTCGCTCCTGCACCGATGCCAAATACGGGTTCACGACACTCAAGAAGCGGTTACGGGTCGATTCCACGTTCTGTTCGAACAGGAGATAACGAGCCGTCGATGCGACGAACTTCTTGACTGCGATCAGCAGACGACGGACGTTGACACGATCAAGTGCCGATGCCTGACGCTGCAAGGTCTTCTGACCCCACACGACGATTCCCTGTGCCGGGAACGTTGCGATTGGGTTGACGCGACCTTCGTACAGATCGTTGCGGTTGTCCTTGTCGAGACGGCTACGGACCTGTAGAGCCTCACCAATTCCACCACGATTCAGACCAGCCGGTGCGTACCACTCAGCACCCACACGGTCGTTGAAGGCGTACACGCCCGGAAGCACAACAGAAGGCGGTACCCATACAGTCTTGTTGCTTGCTACGTCACGCACCTTCACCCACGGGTGATACGTTGCGGCATAGTTGGTATCCAAATCCTGCACGGCGTTGACCGCCGCCGATACCGTTGCACCAAGAATGTCACCATCGACGATGTAGAAACAGTCACCACGGTTTTCACACATTGTGATTGCTTCGTTGACGATGTACGAGTGCTGGCTGTACACAACACCCGGAGTGACGAGCATGTTGATGTCCCATGCATCGGCATTTGCCAAAGCGTCAATTGCTCGCTTGTATGCCTTTGCACCCGGACGGGTTGCACTGGACAAGTCAAATCCTTGCGTATTCGAAGCGACGATTGCTGCTCCGGTGTTACGCACGACTGCTGGATTGAGTCCGTCAAATCCGCCTTGGAACGGAACCGTGAATCGACGAAGTGCTGCCGCATTAGTCGGAGCAATATCGATCAAGTCCTGTGCTTCCAGCGATTCGAGCAAGTCAAATCCTTCATCCGGGTTACCCGTTGCGTCTACACCCACACGGAATGCAGAGCCAGACGGCAAACCCTTCAGGTAAGCCAATGTCGTCTCTTCCGTAACATCCAAACCGTAGAACAGC